TTTGCCACTCTTAAAAATTCGAAAAATAAATCTTCAACATTTTCTACGCCTTTAATGTCACTATATTGTTTTGTTTTACCAAATGCATCTGCGTGAGTTCTACCTTTACCGTGCGATACTGAACCAGCCATACTAAACGCTGAACACGGTGGCGAACCATCTAGTAAATCAAGTTCACCTGGTTTTAAATTAATCTTTTCTAAAAAATCTTTACCTGTTAACTTTTTAATATCGCCAGGTATAATAATTGTATCTGGATAGTTTTCTCTATATGTATTTTGAGCTTCTGGTACAAATTCATTTATTGCAAGTATCTTACCACCTGCCAATCTATAACCAGTAGAAGAACCACCACCGCCAGCAAAAGTTGATAGTACATTAAACAGTGCTCTTTTCTCACTTTCTAATGTATCTTTTAAAGTATATCTTTTATAATTGTTCATTGTTCCACATTACTAATAGCCCTATAATAAAGGCGTATATTAATATAACACATATTATTGATAATGTCAAGTCTAATATCATATTTCATTACCCCAACTATCCCAACCATCTCGTTTTCTACGAGCAAAGAGTTCTATGTAAGGTCCAGTTAACATCTTTTCTATATGATTATAAACAATATCAGGTTTTCTACTATGTTCCTGTCTTTCACTTACAACTAATTGTGGTATACTTTTATTTAGCCGTTTTGGTTTTCCACGAGTTGCCAATAAACACATCTCTGGATTGCCTCTAGTCCAATAACCTAGACCTGTAAAGAACCCCATAGTTTTACGATTCGTTTTAGCCCAAGTAAACCCTACTGTCTTATACTTAAAACCCCAGGCGTCAATCACTTCAAATGCTCTATCTAAAAGTGGATCAACAACCCACATTAAAAGGACTGCATCGTCCTGAGCAAGGTTGCTAACAGGTAAAGAAATAATGTCAGAGATAGACATGCAACTATAATGTTTTTCAGGTGACCTATCTTTTCCTTTGTTACTATACGTTTTAAAAGTCCACGGTGGATCAGCATATATTACTCCATATTTGTTGTTTGTATTAAAGTCCATACGATAATAGTAAGTATCTAAAAAGTAAAACTATAATTAGAAACCTAGGTATACTCCAATTTGTTTTCACCGCAAGTATTGCGCCAGTCGCAAAACCCCAATGTAAAGTTATTAGTAATAAAAATAAACTTGTTATCATACAAAGAAATCTTCCAATGATGCTTGTTTTTCGTATGTCCAACCAATTGAGTTTAAGATAAAACTTAATGGATCTAAAAATGTTTTTTGAAATTGTACTTCGTAATCAATATACTTGTCTAAATTAAATTCTTTTGGAAGTTTAGTCACATAACTTATTACATCAAACTTAAATGGATTTGCTTCGATTAGTTTAATAAACTTAATCTTATCGCCTTCTTGTATCAACGGATACTTTCTACTTAATTTAAATTGTCGTATTTGATGATTGTAAATCAAAGCGCCTTTCACGTGTATTGGTGTACCTTTAATAAAAATATTATTACTATGTTTATATTTAGCAAGATTGTTACAAGACCTTGGAAAAGATATTTGTTCTGCTGACATATTGTAAAACTCATCTTTAAATTTAGCAACAAATGTTTGTAAAGCATCTTCATCTTTTGTCATAATTAGATTGATGGCCTCTTTAATTTTACCACGACAAACTTCAGGTGTTGATGACTTCACGGCCTCGATACCCATAATCTTTAGTTTAGGTTGGTCAAATGTAATACCTTCTTCATCTAATACATTTAACATATATCTTTTTTTCGCAGTCCATATACCTTTGTCAGCAATCACTTCTCGTTTCATTTTCATTTTTTGAGTGATGGCGTTTGTATAGTCAGCGAGTTCATTAAAACATTTTTCAATAAAAGGTTCTATACGACCTTCAACAACTTTATTGATAAATTTTAAAATATGATCTTTTGGTTTATCTTTACATACTTGTTCAACAAGTTTATCTAAACAAAGATAAATTGAATCTGTATCTGATGCAACAATATAATCAATCTTATCGTGTGTCTTTAAAATTTTATTCATATATTCATTTACATTCTTTTCAATAAAACGAATTACAAATTGACCAGATGATGTTATCGCCGTTGCTTGTCTTACATCATAGTATCTAAAGTATTGATTACCAATCGCACCATAAGCGGAGTTAAGTGCAATCTTCTTTGCCCATTGTATATTATGACAACGAGATATTTCTTTTAATAAGTTTTTATCTTTTGTCTTTTGATATTCTTGTTTTGCTTTAAATTCTAAAGTCTTAAACTTAACCCTATCATTGTACATACTTTCCATAAGTCTAGGTAAGAAACCTGGACTATCTGTTTTAAACATAGCACCATTTGGTGTAATACAGGCACCTTCAGTTTTTAGATGAGTTAGTGGTGTCGCATGATTTAATAACTTATCTACTGAGATACCTGATGATTTTACACCAATGATTTTTTCTGGCGAGATGTTATACTGCATAATTAGATGTGGATATAGGGAGTTGATGTCAAATGACACAATCCAATTATGCATACCTGTAATAGGGTCTTTAACATAAGCGCCGTCATACTTGTCTTCCTTAACATTATCTTCCTTTGGTGGTATGATAATATTATCTTTTTTTAGAAAGTTATAGATTAACATATCCCACATTCTTACTTGTGAGAATACATCATTATAATTAACTTTGGCTTCATACGCCATTGTTAATACAAGTTCGATTAATTTTAATTTGTCTTCTAAGCCGTCAACAATTTCTACGTCTTTTATATTGTAATCAATAAATGATTGAAAGTCTTTTGTGTACCATTCTCTAAATGTATCGTAAGGGTTTTCATTCTTTTGTATACCAAGTTCTACTTTACCAATATAATCTAACTTATAACTTTCTTGTCTTTGTGGTATAAACTTTTGATACAAGTCCAAGTAATCTAACATTACAATACCAAAGATGTTGTAATGAGTTTGTGGTCTTCCTCTTACTACAATTGATTCTCTTTCAACAAGATTCCAAGGTGAAAATCTTTTAATAACTTTTTCATCAACAAGGTTTCTAATACGATTGAATAGATAAGGTATATCAAAAAATTTTGTATTCCAACCAGTAATAACATCAGGATAGTTCTTAATCCAAAACTTCATAAACTCCATAATCAAAGACTTTTCTGACTTACATCTTACATAAGTTACATCTGGCCGATCTGTTTTGAAGTCACCTGTACCCCAAGTAATGATTTGTTTGTTAGATTGATTTTTAACTGTGATTGCTAGTAGTTCTTCTGTTGGATTTTCTACATCAGGAAAACCATTTTCAGCACTACATTCTATATCAACAGTAAAGATTTTAATATGTTCTTTTGAAAACTCTATTGTTTCTGGATATTCATCTGCGATGTATTGATATTGGTAACGATCCATTCCATATATTGGTGAGTTACCTGTGTCATAAGTTTTCTTAAATTCTCTAGCTTTTGATATACTTCCAAATTGAATAGGTTTAAGATGTTGACCTTTTAATGTTTTAAATTCAGTTTCTTGTTGTGAAAAAGCATAGAGTGTTGGACTATAATCAATTTTTTCTTTGTATTCTTTTTCTTCGTGGATACCACGTACTAAAAGTTTACCTCTATGTTCAATAACGTTTTTATAAAAGTTCATTAATTAATCTTGTATTAGATGAACGATTAGACCATCGTGTTTTTTTGTTAATGTTATTTGGCACGATAATCTACTTTTACTTTCATCAAAGTTTTTTTCATATTCTAATAAATCAATCTCTGGTGTATTATAATCTATTTTACCAGTTTTGTCAACCCACTTGCTATCTATATGTACGTGACAAGTGGCACACGCACAACAACCTGAACAGTCTGCTGGTATTTCTGGTATAGGAATTTGAGAATAATCCCTAGCAGCTTCCATCAACGTTGTACCTTCATCTACATCAACAGGTATTAGATTGCCATTTCTAGCAAAATAAACTGTAATCATTATAGTTTAGGTAATTTAGTTTCTGTAATTAATCCTGGCGCAGTAACAATACTACTTGTATTTTGTTGATATGATGAAAGTATTTCATCTTTTGGATCAACAATAGAAATAATATTTGCGTCTTTTAGTTCTACTTGATTTTCTTTTGAATACGGACTATACAAAGTCATCATTAATTGTACAGGTTTTCCTGGTCCTTGTTGATGAGGAATAATTACAAAAGGTTGTTTTAATGTAATAGTTCCTGCGTCCGAATTGTTTGTAACTTTGGCGATAACATCTTCACCTGTGGTAAGTCTTAATATTTTCACATCTGACATAATAACTCCTTATTGTTTATAATATAACACACATTGA